TTACAGGTGGTCTAGCTAAAATATTAGCAGTGGCGGGTCTAGCATATGGTGCATGGACTTGTTGGAAAGGGGAATAATATGCCAAGTGGAAAAGGAACATACGGCAAAAGAAGAGGCCGTCCTAAAAAGAAAAACGGTAAAAAACGCGGTAAGAAGAAAGGTATGAGGCACCATGGCTGCTAGACGCAGACCAAGACGTCGCAAAGCTTCAACTAAAAAACGTAATATACCTACTAATAAGAAGTTATACGCAAGGGTAAAGGCTGCAACAAAACGAAAGTTTGCAGTCTATCCTAGTGCGTACGCTAATGCTTATCTTGTAAGAATGTATAAGAAAGCAGGAGGTAAGTACCGTCGTGGCTAGTACAGGTTTAAAAAAGTGGTTCAAACAGAACTGGGTGGATATTTCCAGACCAAAGAAAGGTGGGGGATATCAAAAGTGTGGTAGGCCTAAAGCAGGTAAAGGAAAATATCCTAAATGTGTACCTGCATCAAAAGCAAGCCGCATGACAAAAAGTCAGATTAGATCGGCTGTTAGTCGAAAACGATCAAAGAAGCAAGGTGTTGGTGGAAAACCTACGAATGTGAAAACATTCGCAGCTAAAAGAATAAGGAGTGCAAGACGTGGCCGTAAGAAGGGGTAAAACAAGAAAAAAAGATTCAAGGTTAAAAAGAGCGGGCGTATCAGGATATAACAAACCAAAGCGTACGCCCGGACACCGAACAAAATCACACATTGTTGTGGCAAAAGTCGGAAGTAGAATTAAAACAATACGTTTTGGACAGAAAGGAGCCAAAACAGCGGGTAAACCTAAAGCTGGCGAATCTCGTAGAATGAAAATGAAGCGTAAGTCTTTTAAAGCAAGACACGCAAGAAATATAGCTAAAGGTAAGATGTCAGCAGCTTACTGGGCGAATAAAGTAAAATGGTAAAAAAAGTTAAAGAAATAGCTTCAAAGGTTTGGAATATAATAAACGGCAAAGATGCAGATATGGACGGAGACGTTGATATAGATGATGCTATGTTAAAAGCTAAACGAAAAGCAAAGAAAAATAAGGAGAAATAAATGTCTTTCAAGATAATTAACGTCGAAGCAGCTTGCGGTACCAGTGTAGGTGCAGCTTCTACATTCAATGACTCAACTGAAGTTAGACTAGTAAATTCAGGCTCTACTATGAGATTAATAACTGTTGCAAACGCTGCAGATACTACTCTAGGGTCTTTTACACTAGCACCAGGTGAAGTTACTTTTATTAGAAAAAATAAAACAGATCAAGTATTTGCTGCTCATGCAGAAGTTCTAGGTCTTGGTATAGTTTATCAATAATGAGTATTGATACACAGTTCTGGTTAAATGAGGTCGCTCAAAGCTGTACTTCAACGCTTGCTGTACTACAAAAGAAAGCAGAAACAACCAAACAGATCACAGACGGTGATCAAATGATGAGTGAGATATGTATGGGGTATTTATATCTTTTACACAAGGCTGACTCAGAAGGAATACTGGATAGATCTCCAGTATCTATAGGTCAAACAATTAAACACACAATTCACTAATGTTAGACATTAGTAGAAGTGATATTGTAGGCGATTCTTTTATGGAATACGCTACTGCAGATAGGTTTATAAAGTTACCTATAGACTCCTACTTGGATCTACTAGGCATACAGCCTAATAGTTCTCAAACAGCATTAATCAATGCTATCAACAATCCAAAATACAGATTTGTATGTGCCGCTATTTCTAGACGGCAAGGTAAGACATATATTGCAAACGTCATCGGACAGCTTGTTTCACTCGTGCCGGGTTCTAACATCTTAATTATGTCGCCTAACTACTCTTTATCGCAAATTTCATTCGATTTACAAAGACAGCTTATTAAGCACTTTGATCTCGAGGTGGTAAAAGATAATGCAAAAGATAAAGTAATAGAACTATCTAATGGTTCTACAATCCGTATGGGTTCAGTAAATCAAGTTGATTCTTCCGTTGGTCGATCATATGATTTAATAATATTTGACGAAGCAGCACTAGCTGATGGAAAAGATGCCTTCAATGTCGCTCTTCGTCCTACACTAGATAAAGATAACAGCAAAGCAATATTTATTTCTACCCCTCGTGGAAGAAACAATTGGTTTGCTGACTTTTATCACAGGGGATTTAGTGATGAGTTCTATGACTGGGCTTCCATTCGAGCAACTTACCATGAAAACCCTCGTTTCAGTGATGACGACATCAAAGAAGCGAAAAAATCAATGTCCCAGGCAGAGTTTGCTCAAGAATACATGGCAGACTTTAATACCTATGAAGGACAAATTTGGAATTTTAATTTTGAAGAGTGTGTCGCAGACCTTAGTCAGTTAGATACTAGGAATATGGACGTCTTTGCAGGACTTGATGTTGGATATAAAGATCCAACAGCGTTGTGCGTGATAGCCTATGACTGGGATCAACAAAAATTTTATCTTATAGATGAATACATGGACGCTGAGAGAACTACTGAACAACATGCCATAGAAATTCGCCGAATGATAGACAAATACAGTATTGACTGGATTTATATTGATTCTGCAGCACAACAAACTAGATTTGATTTTGCTCAGAATTACGATATTTCCACCATCAATGCTAAAAAATCTGTTTTAGACGGAATTGGACATGCAGCGGGTATTATAGATAACGATAGATTGATTATAGATCAAAGATGTCAACAAGCATTATCATGCGTAGACCAATATCAATGGGATAGTAATCCTAATTTACTCAAAGAAAAACCAAAACATAATATGGCAAGTCATATGTCAGATGCTCTGAGATATGCGCTGTATACGTTTGAGACATCAGCGAGTACTTTTTAGTTTTGACCTACGAAAAAATAAATGTTGACATGAAGGTAAAAATTTGGTATAATTTTAATTAATAAGGAATTTATGGATTTAAAAAGGGATTTAGTCAAGTACGTTAGAGACAAAGCGAAATCTAAATATAATAAAGACACCCAGTGCTTTATCTGTGGAGACACAGAACATTTAGACTTTCACCACTTCTACGGAATGACTGAGCTTCTGGATACTTGGTTGAAAAGTAATAAAATTACGATAAAATCAGCCGACGAGATCATGAACCTCCGTGAAGAGTTTATTGAAGAATTTAATAACGAGATTTACAATGAAGCTGCTACACTATGCAAAGCCCACCATCAAAGGCTACACAGTATCTATGGCAAGAGGCCTAAACTGGTGACAGCACTTAAACAAAAAAGATGGGTGGAGAAACAGAGAGAAAAACATGGCATGGTATGATAGAATTTTAGGCAGAGTAGACAGCGAGGAAAAATTAAATCCTGCGCAGACGTTTATTGGTTTAGATGAAGGGTTAACAATTGATACCCGTGAAAACAAAGACAATTACAGATCCGCTTACGAAGAACTAGAAGTAGTAAATCGTGCGGTAAATATGATAGTAGACGACGCAGCAGACATTAAGTTTGATGTTGGAAATAAAGTAAACGGTATAGCACCAGTAGTAGAAAATGTTCGAAAAACTCGTGTAGACTTATTACTTAATAAAGAGCCGAACCCGTTTCAAGATGTTAATACTTTTAAGAGAAATCTTATTATTGACTTAATGATTGATGGGAACATTTTCGTATATTTTGATGGAAGACATTTATATCATCTTCCAGCACAGAATGTAACTATCCATTCTGACACTAAGACTTACATTGAGAAATTTACATATGATGGTCATGTTGACTATTCTACGAAAGAAATAATACATATTAAAGAAAACTCATTCAAATCAATATATCGTGGAACTCCAAGGTTGAAGCCTGCATATAGAACAATGTATTTATTAGATAACATGAGAAAGTTTCAAGATAACTTTTTCAAGAATGGAGCAGTTCCAGGATTAGTACTTAAGAGCCCTAACACTCTTTCTGAGAGAATCAAAGAAAGAATGCTGCAAGCTTGGGCGACAAGGTACAATCCAAAAAATGGCGGTAAACGCCCTCTTATTTTAGATGGTGGACTTGAAGTAGATGCTTTAACTAAAGTAAACTTTAAGGAATTAGATTTCCAGTCATCAATCACAGCGAATGAGAAAATAATTTTAGAAGCAATGGGTGTTCCACCTATACTTTTAGATGGTGGGAATAATGCAAATATTAGACCCAATCATAGACTTTACTACTTAGAGACTATTCTCCCAGTAGTAAGAAAACTAGCATATGCCTTTGAAAGATACTTTGGTTTTGCACTTGTTGAGAATGTTACAGACATACCAGCATTGCAACCTGAGTTGAGAGACCAAGCAGCGTATTACGCAACTCTGGTTAACACAGGTATTATGTCACCAAACGAAGCAAGGGAACAATTAGGTAAAGAGCCTTTAGAAGGGCATGACGATCTAAGAGTTCCAGCTAACATAGCGGGTTCAGCAGCGAACCCCACAGAAGGTGGACAACCACCACAAGAAGAGGAACAGGATAATGGCGAACAAGAAAGCGATACTTAACCAACTAGCAGATTATTTTGCTGATAACGGTATGATGACTCCTTCTGAGTATAAAATGGCAGATGACGCTCCAATGCGTTATATGTTAGCTAAGAGACCTTTTGGGTCTTGGACGCGTATGCAAGGAATGATAAAATCTAACTTTCCAACCCAATGGGCCAAAGCTATGGGCGTAGAAGCAACACCAGTTGTTGAAAAAACACCTAAAGTAGCTGCAACTAAGAAAGCAGCACCGGCAGCTCCCAAAAAAGCTAAGAAATAAGGTAGGTACATATGGAGAAAATTTTTCATTGGA